AATTTTTCTGAACAATTCGATTTATTAGATGATTAATTTCGCTTGTGGAAACATTTTCCTCACTTATGGACAATGCACTTTTAATCCAACTAAAAAATACCTCACTATTACTAATAGTATCGTCCTTGTTGGTAACGAATTTATCCATTTTATTAAAGAATTCACTTAGGAAGTAGTTACAATCTCTTTTAGATTTAAAAAAGTCTTCTATGTTAAATTTACTTTTATAATATTGTTTGAAGAAGATATAGACTTCTTCATCTTCTAAAGTTTCTTTTACTATATTTCTAATTTCCAGTTTTGACATTTCAGGTGTAATTTGCTCTTTAAGTTCATAATAAATATCATTAAAATAAGCTTCAAATTCATCGGGATTGCAATAGTATAGTGTTTCGATTAAAACCTCAGCATTTTCTTTTGTTGTGAAAAGATGTCGGTATTTATCGGCAACATATCTACCAATATGATTTATATAGAAATAGTTATCGGTTTTCATTTTCCTACGAATATTTCTATCCATGTGCTTCAATTCGTGAATTAAGGTACTTTTTGATATTTCATCCATTTTTATTGAGAATTCAAAGTTATCAGGATCTTCAACTCTAAAACTTCCACTTAACTCACGTCCATTTTGCTCCTCCGGTTTTAATAGGTAGCAATCAATTTTTATTTGATTTCCTAAATATTCTGTTTCTAGTCGGTAGTATTTTTTACCCGATAGTTCTTTCAATATTTTATCCGCTATATCTTCAAGTGAAGTTAGTATACCAAGTCTTTCCGTAATAAATGTATTAAAATCACTAATTCGTTTCATTATCTATATCAAATGTTATTCTTAAATCACCACCTTCAAAACCGACCGAACAGGATTCGAAGTTTGAAAAGTGACTTAGTCTCGGTATTATTTTATCTTTTAGTATTTGAAAAACTAATTTAGCTTTTTTATTTCTTTCAATTATATCATCTAAATCATTTTTAACTTCCTCTAAATCTTCTCTATTTCCATCAAGATATCCAAATATTTCTTCAAATTTTGCATCATCAATTGTCTCAGGCTCATCAATTGGTGATAATATCTGATTTGTATAATCTAAAAAGTCGAGATTCATATGAGGTATATCATCGTGTATTTCATATCCTTCTTTATATGTCATATAAATCCAAACATCATAGAATCCTTCATATCCATCCCAATTCTCACCCTCCTCATCTTTTGAATAGTCATGAAAATCATATTCAAAATCAAACTGATCTACTATATCTTGCATAATGCTTTTAAAATCTTCAAAACTTAGTTCTGGGCCTTCTTTTGATTCATTAAATCTTTTAAGATATTTATATTTCATAACTTTTGTAGTTTTATTTTAAGATCTCCATCACCTTTAATTAGTCTGTGATAAACTCCTTTAGGTATATATATTTTACCAGAAATAAGAATAGGTAATTCATTATCTATTTGAATTAACCAATCTGTATCACCAATAGATTCAACAATACGATTTTCATGATCTCTATGCCACATAAATTCACCAGAATCAGTATCTTGTTTGAACTCTCTGATAAAAGTATTATCACTTAATTTAGTTTCTTGAAATGGAAGTGTCATACATTTTTATTTTTTTATAAAATAATCTAATTCTTTTTTATCAATATTATCAATTGGTGTTATTTTACTAACTGGACTACCTAAATGATAGTTTTTAAGAGAGAATTTATTATCTCCTAAGTTATATTCTACTATATTGTATCCAATTTTTGGTTTATCTATACAATCAAAAACCAATGGTGAATCTTTTCCAAATTTTGGATAAGCATCTAACATATTACCGATTATCCATTTACCATCTTTTATTATGTATATTTTAACCTTATTATTCTCAACATGGATTCCTATATTTGATATTCTCATGCCTTTGTTTGTTAGATGTAAAACAGAATTGGCTTCGTTTTCAAATTTAGGGTCTATGAAGAAAGAGTTTTGATGCCACTCTTTTAAACCTTTATCTTCACCACCTGTATTAGTATGATCCGACTTCCACCTTTTTGTTTCCCCCTTATCAGTCATTAGATATTTAGAACCTTGTCCCGTTTCTAAATATATGACAACTTTATTACCAGTAGTTGATGTAATAGACTCAAATATCCTATATGTTTTTAAGTGTTTCATAATTAACCGGTTATTTTTTTTATTGCGGGTTCAATTGCTAAATAAGTTCCAATTGCAATTACTAACGAATCAAGAATGGATAAAATGTCACCTACATAAGGTATTTTCTTTATTGCGTTTTTAACATTTGAGACAATTTCTTCACCGTTGATTCCCATAGTGTCCCAAACTTGATCCAATGTTTTATCTTGAATTTGATTAGCCAATTCTTCGAATCCACTCGCTTTATTTAAAAATTCTTTGAACTTTTCAATTTTACCTACCACTTTATAATAAACATAGATTTCTAAAATCTGAAAGAGGAAAAGAAATCCTTTTTGAAATTTACTCCCACCACCTTCTTTTCCGGTTGTTAACCAAACAAAAAACTTGTCAATTATATTAGATAAAGAAGAAATTCCTTTCTTCATCATTTCTTCTATTTTAGGAATCCACGAAAACGGTGGAAATGTCATAATCTTCTCACCCAATCTTTGTAGGAATGATTTTTTCTCTTCTTGTTCTTCGGCCTCGAATAGAAAGTGATTATCAATGATGTATAGTCCCTCATTTGTTCCTAAGTTTAAAACTTTAGAAAAACATTCGGATAATCTTGTAACTAAGTCAGTTATAATTTGACCAGAAACAATATACTTTAACAAATCTGAAATAATTTTTACATATATTTTTAATTTTACTTGTTTCTTTTTATTGACAAAATCTAATAAAATTGTTGAGAACTCTCCGTCTTTCATAGCATAGTTTTTTACTTTATCTGATAGATTAGTGAATTGTTCTTTAACATATTCACCGATTTTACTGGCTAATTGTTTTGCAAAATCTAAAACATCTTTTGCTTTTTTAACTAAATCGACCAGTAATTCACCAGCTTTACTTTTGACTGCCAATACACCTCTTTTACCTTTATCAACAAAATCAGAAAACCAAGACTCGGTTATTAGACCAAAATCAGATTCAATTACAATTTTTTCATTAATTGATAAATGATGATTATATAAAGAAGTAAAGATTAAATTAAAATTTTCTCTGTCTTTAGATTCAACGATTGAAAAATCAAAGTGAAATTGGTTGTATGTTTTTATTCTGTTCATATATTTTTTTTTATTTTTCATTTCTTATTCCCACATAGTTATAATTTCCTTTTCTAACTTCTTCAGCTTCTTTTTCTTTAGCTAAAATATAATCTTTAATTCAACTTCTTTATATTAAATGTCTTCTCCTCCCTTAGATTACCAAAATCCCGGATAGGATTTATTGTTCCACAAGTGACCGTATCGATTTATGCGACATGACCAGTACCCCGCGGTGGTCTTATCTTTCTTTAAATGGCACTGGTGGCGAGCAGCAAATGACTTTCTTGCCTTAGGATTACTAACTTTAGCTGTTAATCCACCATGAACATCACCAAATGCAATCTTTTTAACCCTACCAGTTTTTGGATTCTTTACATAAACTTGGTATTTTTTAGTTCCACCACGCATTGGATAATTTAACTTAACCTCTTTACCTTTATATTCAGCCTCATTTAGTTCTTCAATGTTTTCCATTGGTAAATCAAGTGGAACCATTTCACCTTCAAACATTACAAACTTACCAATGTCTGTTGTTTCGAATAGTTCTCTATCATTCTCTTTTAATAGCTCTATAAATTTTCTGGACTCACTCAAAAGTTCATAAAAAGATTCTGATCCTGGTCTAAAAACATTATCTAAAACAGACATTTTATTTTCCAAATGGAATTTAAGATTTTCAGATGGGTTAAACCCGAAATCTGAGAATTTCTTAACTGATTTCAAATCGACATCTTTTTCTTCTAAATCAACAATAGGTAAATAACCTTTTTCTGGAATGAAATCTTTGATTTCGGTTCCTCCGGTATTTTGTGATTTTTCTTCTTTGTTTTCAAATAATCTAATCTTTTTCATATTTTATATTTTTCTTTTTGCTTTAACCAAATACTTCTTTATGAGTAGTTTCCAAACTTTCTCACTTCTTTCGCCAATTGTTATATCTTCATCATTTCCAGCTCTCAAATTAATTGAGTGTATTAGTGTTCTGATATTTAAATCAAATTTAACTGGGTAAGTTTCGGTTACATAGATTAGATAGTCTAAAGCTTCTTGTTTAAGTTCATCATCTAATTCAGGACTTATTTTGTGCATAAGAGTTTTCATCCTTTCAATTAGTTCGGATTTGTTAAGATGAACATCTACATGAAGGGATCTTGAAAGAAGTGCGTCATCAAATTTATCTTCTGGTAAATTAGAGATAAAAATAACTTGACCATTGAATCCAAATTTATTGGGAAGTTTACTTGGATCTTCTTGATATGTTGCTTCAATTTCTTCATCTGACATTCCCATAGAGTCAAAAGTATTTCCTTTTGTCATTTTAGAAATTTCTCTTACTTCATAAGTATCTAAAGCTCCTTTTAGGAGATTTATTGAATCCGATTCTTTAAAAACTGCATCGCAGTCATCAAAAACAATTAGTTTATGTCTGTTTTTAAAAAGGACCTCATATAATCCTGCAGTTGTTATAGTTCCTGTTGTTGTAAAATAATCAACATCGGTTACCATTCCTAATGATTTAAGAGTATCTTTTACCGTTTGAGTATTGTGCGTGACAGTAAAGTCTTGTAATAGGTATAAGTTGTTGGAATCTATTGTAAATCCATAATAGTCGCCTTGTCCTATGGATTCTATTTTGATTCCAGATACTAATGGATCTTTTATCTGTTTTCTTTGAGATATTTTTTTTCTATTTAGTAGAACTGGAACTTCTGATAAGTTTCCGCTTATATTTATATTAAAATAAGTGCCAACCTTCTTATTTTTCCCAATATTTTTTACTATTTTTTTAGATATATGTGCATGAAACCCTAAGCTTCTGCACAGGAATTTAATCTGGTCAGCAAGTTGAGGAAATTTTGTTGTTACTGAATATGTTTTATTAAATTGATATCCATCTGTGTCTATAATTCCAGCAAGTAGGCTTAGCCTTTTATATCTTGAGTTGAATAAAAATTCATTTGGTATAAATTTTAATCCGTTTAATAGTCCATATTTTCTAAATTTGTTTATTAGTGGATTTTTATTTACTCCTTTTCCTGAAATATTTCCAACTGTTAATCGATATCCATCGCTATTAGATTTTTTATTTTCGTGTTTTTTTAGTTGGGTATTTTCGATTATTGATATTTTTTGTAAATATTCAACAATTTCTTTATCCTCTGTCTCTATTTCTAACACTTTACAACTTCCGTCTCCTATCCAAATACCTAGAAGGTATGGGTCAAACTCAACTTCTTGGTCTTTAAACTCAACTCCCCTTTTGTATAGCTTTAAAAGCCTTTTTTGATAATTCGATAAATTTAGATATGACCTAACTGAGATATTTTCTATCTCTTTACTAATAGTATGTTTAAGTGATAATATATGATCCGAATTACATGTAAATTCCTCAAATCCAGCTCTCCCTCCTATTCTATACATTTCATCAACTCCTCTACCAAGAGACTGGACTATCCTTGGTGATGAATCATCTCCCATTAAGATATCTCCAATTTCAATATCTTCGACACTTTTAATAGTGCCATTAAACATTATTATTTTTGTTCCTTTTCCATGGCACTTACCAACTCCTGCCTGACCACTAATTATAAGTGAATTACTTTTCTTTTTAGCAACTTGTATTGTATATAATTCGATTGATTTGAACACATCTAAGTTTAAATCATCTGATGTTACATTATCACTCTCAAGTTTAGCTTTCTCATCTTGAGCAACGGCAGCTTTTAATCTTTCAATTTGTCCTTTAATTTGTTCTTTCTTTTCAGCTGATCGAGCTCTTTTATATTTACCTTCTAAATCACTTAGTCTTGATGCGTTTTCATCATTTTCTTGTAATTGTAAGTTTTTAACACCTGATTTTACAAACGATTGTGGGTTATTAAGAAATTTTACAATTTCAGGAAGAACTTTAACAATTGATATCCCTTCTAATGTGAGTGTAAATTGTGGATTAGTGTCGAATTCAAAATCGACCCATAAATCGATAGAGTGTATTTCACTTCTCAGGTCACCATCTATCCAATTTATTCTAATTGCCTTTGAGGTTTTCAAGGAAAGAAACAATTGTCCAGTTAAGAATAAATTTTCCTTTTGTATGTAGAATAATTCGTTATATGGATAAAGATCTACATTACTATTTCTTGTAATATAGGATATTATTTGTTCTACGGCGTTTTCTTTGTCTTTTGATAAGAATGCTTCTAGGAATAATTGATATTTTTTAATGATCATTGTTTTAATGAGTTTTTTTATATATTAAATTTTCTATCAAGAATTAGATATTTTATATATAAAACAAATTATAAATTGATTGATGACAAACGCAGGTGATAACTTACTATTCTATGATAAGGAAGGAAATTATTTAAACTTTAACTATAACGAAACATTATCGAGATATGAGGGTGATATTATCTTCCCTGAAAACTCCAATGATACCTTTAAAACTCAGATATTATATATGTTTGAGAATATAAAATCATTTGAATATGAGAACCAGTCAGATTTAACATTATCTAAATGGCAATTATTTAATGAGTTTGGGTTTAATTTCTATAATGCAAACTATACTTTTGAAGTAATTGATTTGATTGAGCCTATTAATAATAAGTCATCATATTATTCAAAGTGGATTTGGGGTAATAATTTCCATAAGAAGTTTCCGCTTGGAACGGTAATTAGATTCAATACTCCAATATTTGAGTTTATCAATCCTAATCAAACATATGTTGTTGTTTCTAATAAAAAGAATGCAATTTTAATTTTAAGTCTTGTTGATAATAATACATTCTCTGCTACTTATCCATATTCTACACATTCTTATGGAACAGATACAATTTCATCACTTGATATTATTGGAGTTTATAATTATATTGATTCTTCGACATTCAATGATACTTTATCATCTTGGAATGAGCAGGAGTTTTACACTAGAATTTTTGCAGGTCAAAAATTGAATATAGTTAATTCATTGAAGAATGATCTTTATTCAACTACACATAAATATATTGATGCTGCCATTGCTACCGTTAAGAACGAGAATTTAATTGATATAAGTCATTATGAGTATTCTGTTTCATCACTTCCAGTGGATATAGATTTATCGATTGAGGTAATTTTAAAAACAGATTTACCGCTAATATACACTGGTGGTTTGACATTCTATGATAGTATAACACCTCTTATTATTGGTGTTAATTCATATTCAAATGTTTTAGGATTCTCCTTATTACCAATACCTCATATTCTAAAGTCGGGTATGTCTTTCGAGGTATCAAACTCGGCATCAAATAGTGCATTTTTGCAAGTTGATAATATTCCGACATTTGTTGGTAATTCTAATATGATAACTTATAATGAGGGAAATCAGGTAATTTGGAATAATAATATTTATCAGTGTATTCAAACACATGTTTGGACAGCAACCTCATCTATTAATCCAAGTGATGTTTTATATTGGGGTCTCCCAACCTATTTACCTTTGGTAGATGATCCGGTATATGAGAATTTGTTAAGTGGTGATTTATATTTAACATCGAACCATTTATATTTTACTCAATCATTTACTCAATCATATCTTACTACATTGGCATCAGCGGCACAAAAATATTCATCTGATCTTAAGAATTTGAATATTGATTTATATTATGATAATTTCATATTACATTCTGATTTAGTTTATCCAAGTCAATATGCTGTTGTTAATTATTATGGATTGACAAACTCATCGATGACATCATCTTTAGTTTTAGGAAATCAAAAGTTGGTTTATGAAAGAGCAATTGAGATAGATGAAACACTTAAAAGGGAATTTAATTATGATTATAGTCAAAACTTTAGTTATAACATTGTATTCGATCATTTGGATGAGTATGGATTCATTATTAAGATTAATAAGGAGGTTTATCAGATAGAGATTGATTATGTTTATGTTTCTGGTTCAATTGATATGGAACAGACGATTGATCAAACTTTGAGAAATTGGATGACTAAGAATTCAATTAAACTACTTACATTGGGTGTGATTCCTACCTTACAAACGATTGGTGTGATCTCGTCATATTTTAATTCAATTAATTTATCAACTGAGTTTCCGAATGTGCCACTTGATTTTAAGGTCCAAGTTGGAACCACGGCTATTTTTAATATTGAGAAAAGTCAGCTTTATTTTTATGAGCCATCTGTTGAGGGAGTTACACAAAGTTTGGGTAATTATATTAATATCAATGTGAATGGTAATTCATATGGAATATCTAATACTACTTTAAGCACAACTATTCAAAATTGGGTTGACCAATATTCGGATATACTTGATAATTATGGAATTATTGTGTCTGGTTTAACATCAAGTATTAAGTTTGGGGTTTTAGATCAGCATCAGAGATGTGATGTTATGGTAAATGCTGGTAAATCAGTTTTGCCGGGTGATTATAATTATAAAGTTGTTAATAGAATGTTAGGAAATCTTGGTACTTTATTAACATCGAATTCGATTATATTAGGAACTTGGTCAGGTAGTGGATTTGAGGATGTTGGATTTTCAACAGGTATGATAACTGGTATTAATGGTACAATTTATCCTCTTCAAGATGTTGAGTTTAATATTTTATATTTAAGTCCTGGTATAATTAATTTAAGTTATGAAGGTCCTTTTTGGGGAATAACTTCTTCTTTATGTACAACATCTCCTTTTAAGATAGTTTCTTTTAATCTTGGTTTCACACAATCAGATTGTAATGGATTAACTGGATCTGGTGGTATGTTTGACTTGTTGCAGTTTGGAAGTGCTTTCAGTTTAATTGGTGCTACTGGTTCAACATCAAGTCCAATAAATCCAACTTACTCAACTATTCCACAGAATGGATATGGTAGCTTAGATCCTGATTATGTTCAAAGAAATTATCTTTGGTTGCATACTAAGGATTACATTAGAAGACCGAGAGGCAATTTCAGTAATGAGTCACAGGTTTCTTTATATTGGAAATGGTTTTCAGATAATGTTCCAGAGATGTTTTTATATGATTTTTCTGGAGATCTTCTACCCAGTACTGGTATTTTGGCTTATACTGGTCCTAAACCTTTAACAGATATTCACTTGAATAGAAATGCTAATAGAAACTTGGATAGAGTTTCACTTCCTGAGTATCAGCAAACTATATTTCCGGTTGTTGGTAGTCTTTTAACTTATTTGGATGATGAGTTTGATACTTCGATAGTTCCTGAACCAATTGAGACATTTATTGGTTTCAACTCTCAGATAGAAGGACCTTTGAGAAGTATTCTTCAATTATATTATAAAGAACAAGTTGATTTTACTATCAATACATATACAAATAACCTTGATATTATCTCATTTCAAACTTTATATGATTCAGTGATTGGTGCGACATATGGGTTAATTGAGTTAGATGTTAATGCTCATAGCAACTTTTTAACAGATGATAATGGAGATGTTCGTGGGTTAAAGGTAGGACAGCAATTGGCTATTTTTATTAAGGATGAGACAAATACACAAAAACAATATGTTTCGCCAAACAATGGATATTTAGTTCAAATCACTGATGTTTTTTTCAAGACAATTAGGGTTAGTTTCTTTAAGTCTATTGATAATTTTTCATCTGAGTCGACTATTATAAGTGATTACCCAAAATCTGGTAAGACTACATATTTATCTGTTAGATTTAAAGTTTGGGATAAAGAGATTGGTAGGTTTAATGTTTATGGGCAAACCGAAATTGAAGATGTTAGATTTGAAACTGAATTGGGTAATGTTGGTAAGTTAATATCATCGGATGATGTTTATATTTTTAAAGAATATGATATTAAAGAAGAGGGTATTGATTGGGTTTATCTTAATAGAAAGAGAAAGGAAATGTTAATGATGAGAAATATGATTTATCCATATATTGGAAGTTATAAGGCTATTATTAATGCTATTAACTATTTTGGATATAATGATTTAGAGTTGAATGAATATTATAGAAATATAAATGTTCTTTCTCCTAATTATTTCCAATTATATAAAGTAGAGATTCCTGATATATTTGATAATAGTGTGAAGGGATGGTCGGATAGTGATTTCCTTAAACACACTTTTCCTAATGATAATTATGAGGACACTAATTTATTTAATTTGACTTATAGGATTACTGATAAAGAGGGTAATAATGTTTTGAATTATACTTTACAGGAGGTTCAAACTAAACTTAATGGGTTAAAACATTGGTTAGAGAAGAATATCATTCCGATTACACATAAGATATTGGATATAACAGGTAAGGCTGATTTTGTTGCTGAAACTACTATTTCACATATAACAAGGGATGTTAAAGTTATTAAGGTTTTTGAAGATTTTACTCCGGTATCATTTAAGTTGAATGAGCTTTATTTAATGCCTGTAAATAATGGTTCTACTGTTTATAATTGTGTATTGGATTTTTATTCACCAACACAATCTTATTCCCCATATGCTGGTATAACCCAATCAGATTTTCCTGATTCTTATACTGTTGATATAAGGACATATCAGATTTATAGAGAATGGTATGCTTTTAAAAACTATATGACGGGTGATAGAGTAGTTTATTATAGTAAGTTGTATGAGTCTGTGATTGATGATAATAAGACTAATAATCCAAGGAAATATGAAAATGTTTCTGATTGGATTTCTGGGACAACATATAATGTTTCTGATATTGTTAAGTATTCCAGAGAGTTTTATATTTATAGTGGTTATGGTGGAGTAACAGCTTCTGTTATTACTCCTTACTTAGATAGTGATCAGTCAAATAGTAATTGGTTAAATATTACTCGAACATCAACATATGGTTGGAAAGAGATAGATTTATCTCCTATACAACATATTACGGAAAGAAGAAGAGGTGATAATTTATATCCTTATAACTTTACAATCGATTCAAATATTGATCCGTATTTAGTAATTGAAGTTTCATCTGAAAACGGCTACGGAGCAGCTTATAGAGATAAAAAGAATTATGAAATTAAAGGAATTCTTGATTTAAGAGAATTAGAATCATATACTAACTTGACATCTAAGCAATATACAGACGCTGTTATTGGAATAGTTTATCCCTAAAACTCCATGATAACAAAATAGGGATCTATGTATATAATATATAGTATATGTTATTAACCGAATCAATAGATATTAAAATAGATAAGAAAAACTTAATGTTTTATAGAAGATTTTCAAAATCTATTAATATAGGTGATATATTTACAATTGGTATTAATAGTTTATCTAAAAAATCACACGCATTAGTTTCCGTTTCTTGTGATTATTGTGGTTTTATTTTTAATAAGCAATATTATAAATATGTTAAACAACTAGAAATACAAAATATGTGCTGTTGTAATAATAGTATTTGTAAAAATAGAAAAAAGAGGGAAAATAATATTATTAAATATGGGGTAGAATATACCTTACAATTGAAAGAAGTTAGAAGTAGTATTATTGAGACAAATTTAGAAAAGTATGGCGTTGATAATTATACCAAAACAGATGTTTGTAAGGAAAAAACAAAAAAGACTAATTTAGAAAAGTATGGAGTAACATCCTATACTAAAACTGGTGAATATAAAGAGAAGTCCAAACAAACAAATTTAGAAAAATATGGTGTTGAGTTTGTTTTGCAAAACAAACAAATAAAAGAAAAAGTAAAGAGAACCACTACAGAAAGATATGGGGTTGATAACTATACTAAAACTGGTGAATATAAAGAGAAGTCCAAACAAACAAATTTAGAAAAATATGGTGTTGAGTTTCCATCACAATCAGAAGAAGTTAAAGGTAAGACTAAACAGACAAATTTAGAAAAATATGGTGTTGAGTATGTCCTGCAATCAAATCTTATTAGACAGAAAATTAAAAAAACAAATTTAGAAAAATATGGCGTTGATAATTATTCATCAAGTGATCATTTTTTCAAAACAACAATAATTGGTAATCATCCAAATTATATTAAATATTTAGAAAATGGTATTTCTTTATTTAGGTGTGATTGTGGAAAAGATCACAACTTTGAAACAAATTCAGATGCTTTCTTTTGGAGAAAGAAATCAGACTTGCCTCTATGTACTATATGTTACGAAATAGGTAATCATCGTTCAATTAAAGAGCAGTTGTTATTTGAGTTCATTTTCAGTATTTATGGTGGTAAAATAATACAATCATATACAGATAGTAGGCAAGAAATTGACATTTATTTGCCAGATTTAAATCTGGGGTTTGAATTTAACGGACTTTATTGGCATTCAAGTCAATATAAGGATAAAGATTATCATGTTAATAAAACCGAACATTTTAGAGAGAGGGGTATAAGGATTATACATATTTGGGAAGATGATTGGGAATTTAAGCAAGATATAGTTAAATCTATGATATCTAATATAATAGGGAATACAAAAATAAAGATATATGCCAGAAAGTGTGAAGTTAGGGTTATTAGCGATTCTAAGATATCTAATAAATTTCTGAATGAGAATCACATTCAATCAAAGATCAATAGCGTTTTAAAACTCGGATTGTACTATAAAGGTGAGTTAGTATCATTGATGACATTCGACCACTTTGAGGGTCGTAAATCAATGCCGAATATGGAATGGAATCTTTCTAGATTTTGTAATATTTTGAATACTTCTGTCATTGGTGCTGCTTCTAAACTTTTAAACTATTTCATATCACATTATAATCCTTTAAGAATTATTTCATATGCTGATAGAGACTGGTCTATTGGGGGATTATATGAAACCTTAAATTTTATAAAGATATCAGAAGGAAATCCAGACTATAAATATATAATAAATAAAAAGAGAATACATAAGTCAAGATTTAGAAAGTCTAAAACAAGTGTATCAGAATCTAATTTGAATTTATTAAAAATATATGATTGTGGTAAAATAAAGTTTGAATTAGAAGTTGCTAGTACTGACTCGGTGTCGGAATAGTTTATCCTTAAGTAATTATGGTATTTACTTCATAATCTGCAAGAGTAAAATCTATTATCATTACATCTTGATAATTTTCAGGATCTTGTTCAAATGAGACTTCCAAACCATAGTTAGTTCCATTTAGTTCTGGTATATAAGCATCAATTTGTCTTGTTATTAGTGTCTTAACAGATTGTGATGATATTTTAGTTTGGAATAATAGTTTTGGTAAATCTGCTCCAAAATCTGGATCACCTAAGAGTTCACCTTTATTGGTAAATATTATCATTTCATACTTCTGAACAATTACTCTAATTATATCATCAACAATAATTTTGTTGATTGTGAATCTTGGATGTCCTGTGTAACCAATATAATGGTCTCTAAAATCAAATTCTGGCATGAATTATATATTTAAATTGAATGTGCCTTTAATATATATAGTATGTTATGAAATATTTAAATAAACTTAAAGAATATTTAAGTAAGTAAGATATCTCTAAACTTTCCAACAACAGTCATTCCTAAAAGGATTGGATCTGTTTGTCCATCTAATTTAGATCTGTAATCAGATATTACATAATTACATTTGAATAGTTTATCAATATTTTTTCCTTCTTGAAGTGACCACTCAATAAAAGTTTTTCCAAGTATTTGGAATAATAAGTCCATTTTCTCAGCACCATAACAAGACATTAAAAAATGGTATATCTTTTCATAATCAGCAGATTTATCATAGATAAGATTATAAGTATCAGTTTTAAGTTTATTGTTGATATTTGCTCCGGAAGATGAAATTTCTCCGGTGTCTTTAATATTTTGCAACTCGACAAAAATAGATCTTATGTCCGGATATTTTTTATTGATAAGAGAAATTAAATTTTCTTTATCAATTTTGATTTCTTCTTTTGTGGCAACATCATCCATTATTTTTTTATAAATTCCAGTCTTAACTTGTTTTTCTTCTTCTGGTGTTTGTGGATCAAAATTGATAGAAGTAAATCTTGATTTTATACCATCTGATATCTTATTATAATGATTGGTAGTTAAAATGAATCTTACATTTTTATGGTATTGTTCGATGAATGCTTTTAGACCGTCCTGAAAGGATAGACTAGTTCTATCGAACTCATCAAGCAGAATATATTTGTTCGGATCTTCCGAATCAAACATTGGCATGGTTTTGCAGAATTTTTCAATATCATTTCTAAGTATTTCAACTGAAGTATAAAGTGATGAGTTTATTTCTAAAAAGGCTTTGTCTTTTGAATATTTTCCAATTAATATTCTGGCTAGTGATGTTTTACCAGTTCCGTAGTTCCCATAAAATATTAAATTGGATTTTACACCGAACTTTATATGTTTGAGAATTCTTTCAGGTAATATTGTATCTTCTAATGTTTTTGGTCGCCATTTTTCCCAGAGTAATAAATTATTGATTGACATATCTAATATATACGTTAAATTAAAATAGTTTTATATGAAATATTTGAAAATGTTTGAAAATTTTGATCAGGACTTATCAGGTCAAATTGATGATTTGATTTCAAAGTTACCAAGTGGTGTAAAATTGCAATCCAATAGTAAGAAAAGTTTAACATTGTTAATTAATAGTGTTTTGTATCATTTGGCAGCAGTTGATGGTGATTTTGTTATAATTCGTGAGTATGATGATACAAATATGGGTCAATATACACCAGAACAAACGATTGAAATATTACAATGGTATTTGGATAACCCTGATTATGATTCTGATACATCTTCAAAATATTCTAATAGTAGGGTTTCAAATAATATTATAAATGATGTTGTTAATTTTATACGTCCATCAGATCCTATGATGTCGGATGAATATGGATATTATGTATGGGGTGATGATGAGGCATATTATGATGATAAATTGACAGATGATGATTATATAAATTGTATTGAGACTACTGTTTTTAAAGAGGATTCAAATACTGCTAAGAAATTTGGATGGGATTTTATACAGAAAAATAAAGAAGAGATTTTAAGTTTGTGTCGTAAGGAACTTGAAGGCTTAAAATAGATAGTATATGATAGGTGAAAAATTTAATTGGGATGATGTATTTTTGAGAGACCTTACAATGTGCGTTCTCGATACATTAGAGGGTAGGGTTAAATGGGTAAATAAATTCACATCGGGTGATGTGGATGTTAATGTTCCTTTTTATTATTCTATGACTGGTGATGAGAGATTTCTTTTAGATGCTTTTACTGATGATATTGCATCAACTAATCGATTTGTTGAATTAAATACAGATCAAATTCCAAGAGGCCATATAACCTTATCTAATTGGCAAATTCGTTCAGATGAATTTCGTAATCCAAATATTTGGTTAAGAAATGTAGTTGAGGATAATGTAGAGGTAAAAAGAACCTTAAATAAGGTTAGGGCTATCCCTATTACTGCCACATATGATATGTCAATTTTATTGAAGACTGAGGTGGATGTTTTTAAATGTTCTCAGGCAATTATGAATACATTGTGGCTTTATAAGTTTATGTATTTTGAGTATAATTACATGAATATTGATGCTGTTATGTTACAACCGGATACAAATGCGATTGAGATAACAAGGGAGAAGAATTTAAAGAGTGATGGTAATGTAATAAAGATGTCAGCCACATTAGAGGTTCAGACGTTTTATCCTGCATTCCTTACCACTGTTGAGGTTCAGCCTTATAGGACTCGTTGGTTTAATAATATTATTGCTCTGAGAACGGGTTCTCCGAGAACGGATAATCCTAATGCTGGAACGGGAGACTTATCACAAAACAAATAATCAAAATTGTCAAAATATGACTTTTTAGATGTAATATATAGTTATATAAAAAAATAAATTTTTAAAATATGAAGAATCTAAAACTTGAGCTTTTCAACTTTAAAAAGTCCTTGACTTTTGATGCGTCAGACGTGGCTTATATTATTGAAGGTCATCTAAATGGATATACAGAGTTTGCTGAAAAGCAAATGATCCATTCTTTGAATGAAAGATTAAAACCATACACTTATGATAAGCAAGTTAAGTCTTTCTTGGAGAGTCTTAATGATGATATGGCTCAATATGAGTTATTATATGAATTGAAAAGTTTGTATAATGTATTGAATTCAAAAAATCAAGGTGAACTTTATAGACAACCTATTAATGTTCTTTTACAAACTATTAATTTAGAAACAGATCAAGATAGATTGTCTAAAATTCTTAATGAGTTAGCAATTTATGACTGGGTTCCAGAAATTAAATTATTTGTTCACAACTTAACAAAATCTCCAGAAAAGAGAAATAATCTTTTAAGTGGTGGTAAGGCTGAATCAGTTTATACTATTGTTGAGCAAGTTGAATCTGGACACTTATCTTTCATTAAAGATTCTTGGTTTATTTTAACTGAGAATGTAATTGAAAAGACTCTACTTGAGACTCATGTTAAAGATGAGGCAAGATTGAGAACTTTAAGAACTTTACAAACTGCTTTACAGTTTGCTAATATTTCAGAATCAAGAATTGATTTCAGAATTTCTGAATATTTAACTCTTGGTTTAGGTGTTTCTAAAAAGGGTATTTTCATCAATGATGATGAATTAAATGAAGAATCAACTCTTGAGAGTATTTTCTCATCTCCGGTTATTCCTATTATAAATAAGAATTTCTATCCATTGATTCAAGAAGTTTCTAAGAACATGGATTCTTTTGTTGAATTAGATGTTGTTAAGAGAGTTTCTAACTTAATTAATCCTACTTTAGAAGTATTTGCTTTCAATTATAAAAATAATCTTTTTGTTTACAGATGTGATGAAAGATATGGTTATTCGTTCTTTAAATATGAAAGCGCAATCGAATTAGTTAATGAAGTAAGAAATGAATTGAATTTTGATTTAACTTATTTCTTTGAAGCTAAATTGAGCAAAGAGGTTGTTAGTAAGAAAAAACTTGAAGATAAAGAAAGACAAATCACTCTTAAACTTGAAGATGTTGAGTTCAATATTTCTAAGGTAAAAGCATCTCTTCAAATGTTAGGTGAAACTAAAGTATTGAAAGAAGCTCTTAAAAACTTACAGAAGAGGGAAAGTAGCATTAGTGAAGAACTTCAAGCTATTAAAGAACTTCAATACAAAGAAAGAACTAGACTTTAATACAATAATAAATATATTTAAACCCTCCTAAAAAATAGTTTTTAGGAGGGTTTTTTATTAAACTTAATTTTATAAAAAACCTCTAAAATTTCGAGGTTTTTTTTATGCTTTTTAACAACTCGTCATGAATATTGATATATAACATGAAAGCATCACTAATCCTCTGTGATTAAAAAATAAATGCTTATGAATGTACTTAAATAATCGTGAATTATATGTTGAGATTCTTGTATCAAAGGCTCAAGGAAAATTGACCAGAAAAGCTGAAAAAATGCTAGAACTTCTTGGTAAAGAAACAATCAAAAAAATGAGATATTGGAGTAACGATGATAAAATGGATTGTTTCCAGTCCGGCTTACTTGATATGTATCAAAATTGGTTTAACTTTAATGAAGAAAAATCCGTCAATGCCTTTGCGTACTTTACCGAGGTTTTTAAAAGGGGGATAGCCAAAGGTTTCAACGAAATCTACAAGAAGAAAGGGGATTCTGAAAATTCGATAAGATTAATTTCACTTGAAGGATCAAATGATGGTCAAGGTCTTCATTCACTTTAATAATTGATAAAAGATAGAATTGTTTAAAAATAAACAAAGTAGATAGTGTCATATATAATGACTATGCAGATTAGGTGTTACGTTAGCACGCAAATATTCCATATTTGAGGAGGTAGTTAAATTCTACCATCTTGCTCATAAATAATAAATATGAATAAGTGTTATTTTCAATTATGGGAAGAATCGGAAAGAGGTTGGGGGATCCGACCTGATGGTTGTTCTCTTCATTTATCATCAGGGTGTCATAAACAATATCTTAATGATATTTATAATATCAGACAGTCTGAGATTTTGGTTCCTGAGGAATATGATAGGATCAGTGGGGATATGGTAGAGTGTTTCATTTCTGATAGTTTATTTGATATTTTAAAAGAAAAAACCTCAATGAGATTGATGGAACACGAAATGAGAAACTTAATCAAGTTTGAGGAAATATTTTTTAAGCCATGAATATTTTAGCTATATTTTTTATCATCTCGACATTTTACTATTTGTTTAACATTTCTCATTTAGAGAGAAGTTTAGAACAGAGAATGTTAATGTATTCTGATAATAAGTGGATTTTATTAGACATGATATATTATGCACATTCTATTATTTATTGGATTTGGTTATTTATACTTTTATTCACACCATTTAAAGTTTGGGCAATTTTTTTATTAAGTTATTCAATTGGTACATCTATTTTAAGATGGTTAATTTTTAGTAGGAGTAAAAAATTTGAGCAAATCTCATCCTTGATTAAGGTTATAATTCTTATACTATTTATAATAATCCCATTTTTTTAAGATGATCTTCGGTGATAATAATAAAGTCCCATCCTTTTAAATCACAATATTTTATCATTGTTTTCCATTTCTCGGAGTTCTTTTGTGCCATTTTGAATTTAAACTCGACACTTTTTAGTTTTTTCAAATTTGCATCTTTTGGTATTTTAAATAGTTTTTTTTCAAATAATACAACGTCATTATATTCTTCTTTTGGTTTAACCTCAGCGACTACTTTTTGCAAAGACCCATCATCTCTAATAACTTCATAATAGAAATCTGGGTAGTAGCAGTGTGATTTTAAATTTATATCCCCATTTTTTTCATAGTGTGTTAATTGGTAGGGTATTTGTATATTTTCTGATGACCACATAACAACCTTTTTATTTTTATCAAAAAATTGCATAAGCTTTAGCTCCCAGGAACTACGATAATATATTCCGCCTTGGGCATTTAATTTTAGTACTTTGTCTTTATTTATTGGTATATAATTTCCTTGGTGATAGTTACTATTGTTTGGTTTGGAGTTTAACATATTTCGTTTATTTTTTTTAATATAGAATCTTTGTAGGATATTACGATCAATTTTATTGAGTTATCCTCACAAAACTTACTCTTTATTTCATCATTTTTTATTTGATATAAATATTTATTTTTACCTCCCCAATGTTCGACGGGTTTGTAGTGTTGAATTCCGTTAAATTCTATACATATATTTTTTGATGGTATAAAAAAGTCAAATCTTAGACTTTTGATATTTTTACAATTTTTAAATGTTTTTTGCTTGATAAACAATATATTATTTCTTGATAATATAGATTCAATTATTGTTTCACCTGTTGATATTTTTGGTAAAAATCCATTTAGATGATTATATGGTAGTTGTTTAATCCATCCAGTTTCTTTTGAGTATATCTTCATTTTGTGTGAGGAACCTTTATATTCTAAAGTTGAATAATCAAACTCTATAATTCCTTTCCATTCTTTTTTTGACTTTTCAATGAATTTTAGTTTTTCAAGATTTGAATTTTTTTCTCTAGAACAAGTTGGACACCCATATCCGATTGTGTTATCTATAAATCCTTTAAAATTACCATGAATATTGCAGACGAATTCTGATTTTTTATCATATCCATTATATGATAAAATTTTTAATTTTTTGCCATTTATTTTATTTATTATGCCTTGTGATAATTTTCTTTTATCATCATAAATACATTTTGGGCAAGATTGGTTTAGATAGAAGTGATTATGTATTTTTTGAGTGAATTCACCATGTTGATTGCAGATTATTTTTATATAATCTCTTGATTTGTATATTTTATCCTCTATAATATATTTGTAGTTTGGTTTCGCTTTTTCCAAAATTTTTTCTTTTGTATATGCTCCTTCTTTTTCCTTTGAGCATTTGCTACAATTCAAGTTTTTAATATGCACATCATATCTTTGTGAAATTTGACCATGTTTTTCACAAATATAATTTATGTATTTTCTACCATTTATATATTTTTCTCCTAAATATTTTAGATTCTTATTAAGATTTGTTATGTTTTTCATATTTGTATATATAAATATTCAAAAGTGGCATTTAATATATATTAGATATGGGTTACCTAGTAGAAAGAGTTAAATTAAGTCAATTGGTACATG